CAGCCAGCAGTCGTGTTCGCCTGCGATTCAAATAAAGATAGAGTTTATTTGAAATATATGGCCACAAAGCTTGCATCATCGATGCAGGATGCGATAGAATATATCGCAGTAAACTATCCAACTAATTAATGAAAGGTTAGAAATGTCAGATAATAAGTTCAAGTACTTCACAGTAACAACAACCGCTCTTGTTAAGGCTAACAACAAGACGGACGCTGAGAGAATGGCCATGAGCACAGGTCGTCGTCCAGCAGGAGTTGCCGGTGAGCTTATTTATAAGGATGTTGAGATTGAGCGCATCTCGGCAGTAGAGGCCCAAGAGCAGATCATCGGCTGACTATCTGTTTAGTCGAATTAGTTAGACTTTGAGGGGGAGCAATCCCCCTCAAAGCATTTATAGAATTGGATATACGTATATGTTAATAGCGCAAATGATAGGTAGAAATGAGTCTAAAAGATTTTTGGTTGATGTTCTAGAGAGATTGTCTAGTCAAGTTGATAAAATTATATTTACAGATGATTGTTCGGATGATGAAACTCCAGAAATAGCATCTAAGTACGCAGAGGTATTTCAAACTCCGGAAAGACTATTTAACGTGCACGAGGGAAAGCTTAGGGCTTTTGCGTGGGGCAACCTAGAAAAGTATGCACGAGTAGGGGACTGGATTATCGCTATTGATTGTGACGAAAAACTATTTCACGTAAATGAACAGCCAATTGGCGATGTGTTGTCACAGTCTCCAAATGACGTAGTTAATGTTAGATTTTATCACATGTGGAACAAGCATCAATACAGAGTAGATAAGCTATGGGCGCCCAATAATAGCTCTAGAATATTTAGATTTATCCCAAACGGAGGTTTTGCAAATAGGGAACTTGCTTGCGGTTCGGAGCCTACATATGTTGTTGATTGGATCCGTAACAAAAATTGGTGGCTCAATTCTGGCCTCATGATGCAGCATCTTGGATATATAAACGATCAAGATAAATTGGATAAACATTCAAGATATTCAGAGATAGACGGTGGTAAATTTCATAACATTAATCATATAAATTCTATTATAGATCAAGACCCAGTCTTAATAGACTGGGGCGTATTTGGCATTTAGTACAGGAGAAGAAATGACTTTTATTAATCCGGCGGAATCGCTTCAAAAAATAACTTTAGCTATAGAAAATAAGCAAAAATTTGCTTACATAAATGTTACAAAGTCTGCAATTATTGCATTAAGTAGAAACTCTGAAAATCCCTTTCCTCCACACTTCGCTAAGAGTGTAATTAATTCGTTAAAGAATTCAGATCCCTTAGTTATGAAGGCAATATCTCACAGTCTGGTTAATGACATAGAAAATGGGAAGCACTATAAAATAGGGCTACATAAAAACGCTACCTATTTATACTCAAATGTTTTTGAATACTACTATATGAATAACAAAGATGCGTACAATACAACTGTTAACTATTATGTAAAAAATTCTCCAGCTGTTGCAATAACCTTTCATGATAAAAAGCTAATACAGAAGCATTTTGGTAACGATACGCATATAATTAATGTAGCTTATACAAATTATTACGAAAAATTAGACAGTATATACGCACAGTTGTCAGAGTTTGATGGTGGAGTAGACTACTGCATCATGGACTGTGGTGTTCTTGGGCTGGCTTTAGCTTCCAAAATTTGGCAAGATCTGAACATGTCCATCTTAGATTTTGGAAAAACTCTAAGCCTAAGTAAAGCCCCGCAACTGCAAACTTCGGCATGAGACATGTCTAGAAAATTTGAAGAAGATGACATAGAATTTTTAACAGACTTACTCTTTGATACATCTCTGTCAATAAGCCAGATTGCAAAAGAATTAGATATACCTATTAGTGATGTTAATAAAAAAATAAACTACTTAGGTTTATCTTGGTTAAAAAATTCTAGAAAAAAAATGTCTAGAGGTCAAACAGCTCTAACCTTAATTATGAAAAAGCTTCTTCCTGGAGAAGAAATTGTCAATGAATATCATATAGGTGATAGGTTAAAGTTTGACGTATATTGTCCAAAGCACAAGATCGCCGCAGAATACCATGGTAGGCAACATTTTTATTATACTAGTAGATTTTTTGATTCTAGGTATGATTTTGAAGAAGCTCAAAAAAGAGATCAAAAAAAAGTTCAGTACTGCTCAGACAATGGGATATCATTAATTGTATTTAGGTATAACGATCTTCTTACCGAAGACGCAGTCTATGCTAGAATACTAGATGCGATAAGAAGCACTGAACATGTAGTCGTAGAAAAAAGAAAAAAATCCATAAAAAGTCATCCAATGTACGCTGAAGCTAAAAAAAGAAATTCAGAGTATAGAAAAAAAATGTATAAAAAAATAAAGGATTCAAAAAAGAATGACATTAGAAGAAGTCATTGACGAAGAAAAGTCGCCCATTGAATATCACGCTTTTGCACTCTGCTTAAAAGAAAAGGGTGCAATAGAGTTTTTTAACGACAATTTATCTAGCGATATAGTTGGTATAATTCATGGCGAAAAAGGTGTTCATGAACTCTATGAAGCATTCTTGGGATTTTATAGGGCAACTGGGTTAGACGTAGTTGACTCTATTGCATTTAAGACCTGGTTACAGTCTGAAACAGAAATATATAATGCGCTAGGTGGGGATACCGGCCTGTCTATAATGCTTGATTATATTATGACTCTTGATGTCGGTAGTAAAGAGTCTGTTTTGGAATTGATTCGACACAAGGCAAATAAAAGAAAGCAAATAAATTATCTACAAGAACTTCAGATCTTAATTAATAAGAAAGGCCTAAAAACAGAAGACGATATATCACGTGTATCAGAACTGACTTCTAAAATAAAAGATTTAGAAAGCTCAATTAAATATAATCCCTTTGACAAGTTGACAACAGCGTTAGACATTGTGTCTAGGGCAGATGACCTATTGGATATACCTAGCTTTATGCCAACGCAGTTTAAGTCTTTAAATAAAGCGATGGGCTATACTGAGGATGGCGGCTTCTTCAAGGGCGCTGTGCATGCAGTTATAGCACCATCTGGTAAGGGAAAAAGCACGTTTGCAAAGTGTCTAGCGAACCATTGGCTAGATACAGGGTATAGGGTTTTGTATGTTAATTTTGAGGAAGCAATTGGTCACTGGGAAAGAATTCTTATGACACAGATAATAGGAAAAAATGTTTACTCTGAAGCAGAGAAATGGTCCGATCAAGAAAAGTCTTCTCATATAAAAACTTTTAAATCTAAACTGGAGCAGTGGGGAGACAGATTAATGGTGCGCCATGACCCAGATACTCCTTATTTTGAAGACTTGGAATTTTGGTTAAGAGATTTAATAGGCCATCCAGACAGAATACCTGATGTCCTCATAATAGACACTATACAGTCTATGTTTACACGCGGAAACGGTAAGGGCAAACCTCGTTGGGGTGAGTTTGAGGAGATGATGGTTAAGCTCGAAAAGTTAGCTAGAGACATGAACTGCGTTTTGATAATAACTGCGCAGGAAAACGCCAATAGAATGAAAGAAAAAAGAGAAGTTGTTCAGCAATCTGATACCGGGGGATCATTGGCCATTCAGCAAAAGTGCGCTGTAACCATATTTATTACGGAAAAACGTTTAGCAACAAATGATGAAACTGAAGACGAAAACATTATGCAGCTACAGATACCAAAAAATAGAATAACTGGATCTGCATTTCTGTATGATCCGCCATTGGTTCGCTACAACGATGAGAAGAAAATTTATGAAGATTACGAAGTTGTTACCAAAGATTCCTATCAAGAAAGTAGTCTTCTTCAGGATTTATTAAATGGAGAGGGTTTTGACTAATGTTTGTTTTGACATCAAATTCTATAAAAGATTTTCAACTATGCGAAAGACTGTATGACTATAGACATGCGGAGAAACTGCCAGAAACAATCTATTCTAGAGACTTATCTATTTTAAAGTTTGAAAATAGTTTAAGAAATATAATTAATTTTTTCTGGTTTAAAAAGCAGGCGGGAATAACACCCTCCTACGCATCCTTGTTAAAGAGATGGGAGAAGATATGGTTTCCAAAAGAAACAAGCCATTATGATTTAAGTACGCAACAGCATGAGAGTGTACATGGAAACATGACAAGCCTAACCACTCAAGCCGCTAATGTGATACTTAATTTCTGTGAAACGTATTCAACTTTAGAGGCTATACCAATATCTATTTCTGATGATTATGTTGTCGCAATTAATAAAGATATAAAAGTAGAAGATAAGTTTGATTTAATATATAAAAATGATAACATTAATTATGTAGTCAAATTTATATTTAATTATAAAAATTCTCATAGGCAAATATACCAAGTAGATTTTTCTATAATGTATTTAGGTTTTAAAAATCTGCACCCATCAAAGATGTCCACTACAAAATTTGGATACATTGATTTGATGTCGAATAATTTATCATTTAATGAATATGAGGTAAATCAGCAAGATGTAGAGTCAATCAATTATTGGTGTGATACAATAAAAAATAAAAAAGTGTTTGTTCCAAGAAGAGGAATGACTTCATATTGCAAAAAGTGTCCATTTGATAGTCCATGTTCAAAATGGTCTTTCTCCGATCAAGTAGCTGAAAAGTAAAGGTGTTTTATTATGGCTAAGAATTTTTTAGATGAAATCTTAAAAGAAGATAAAAAAAGTTTTTTTGAAACAGAAAACGAAGTGTTAAGTGAACTTCTGGAAGAAATAAATCTAATAACAGACGACGCTATAGTTTCTTTCGTGCGATCCATCCTACTAAAAGCAGAAATATTTTGGAATATACCATCAAGTTTTTCCGGAAAGTATCATCCACAAGACGAACACGGTCCTGGTGGAAATGTTCTTCACACGAAAAGAGTGGTAAGAATCGCAGATATTCTATCAGAATCTTACGCTTTATCTGATGATGAAAAGAATGTTGTAATAGCAGCCTGTTTACTTCACGATGTCACAAAGGGTATTATGGATAATTCAGATGAGCTATCTTTTCAGTACGATCCTATGCATCCTTATACAGTCGCTAAGTTTGTAAGCAACTGCCAGATGTACGATAAAGAGTACGGTAATGATTCGCAGTCCAGTAGCTTGTTTATATCTGAGGAGTCTATTCAGACTATATTGAGACTTGTCAGATGTCATCTCGGTCCATGGTCCCCGGTTCCGGAAACGTATCCAATAACTTACCTGGATTACATCGTTCATATAGCTGATAATATTGCAAGCAAACTTCATAATATTATAGAGGATAGTGATTTGATAAATGAAAAATGGCGAAAGCAACCTGAGTAAAGACCAAAGAATTTTGAATAGATCTTTCCTCCTGTCTAACCTGGATGATATAATAAAAGAGTCTATTTATTATAGGACAAACGCAGATAATTTTACGCAACCCCCAGTTGCAAAACTAAACATAAACTGTAGCACTAAGGTTAAACTTATATGAGAATGCCAGAAGATCCATCTGGATATATATCAAATTGGAAATACTTTGAAGTAGCAAAGTATGTGTCAAAATTAAACAAGGTTATTAGGCTGAAGTCAAATGATCTTCCATTAATGTTGACTGATGACAGTTTAATAGGTTTTGTTAATGAAAATAATAATACAGGAATATATACTTCTGTCTGGAGATATAACTCTGACGACCTAGAAAAAGCAACCCGACTCGCTTCACTATATTTTGATATAGATAATAAGGATCAGAAGCAGTCACTAAGCGACTGCGTTAAGTTATACAATTATTTATTAAAGTTTATTCCAGAAGAGTCTATAATCGTTTATTTTACTGGAAAAAAGGGTTTCCACATAGAGTGCGAAGCGATTGCTCTGGGAATAAATCCATCCAATAACCTTCCAAATATATTCAGATTCATAGCTCAATCTTTAAAGGACAAGCTTGGAATAGATTCTTTAGATTTCAGCGTCTACGATGCTAGAAGAATGTGGCGACTCGCTGGTAGTCGCCATCAAGATACTGGACTCTATAAAAATATCATTAGCCGACAAATGCTAAGTCAAGGCATGCCAGCCATCATTGATCACTGCAGAAGTGAGTCTGACAACGCTGTTCCACAGCAGTTATTTAATGCAAAAGCTAATGAATGGTATAGGGAATTTACCTATGAACTAGAAGTGTCAAAAGAAAGATCAAAAGATTTTATTGGCTACTTCAATAAGCATGGGTCGACTGGATTTAAATCTTTTCAAGAGTCAGAAAAAGAGTTTACGGTAAAAAATTTGATAGAGAACTGCAGTGCTGTAAGAAGATTGTGGCAGCAGGCAATAGATCAAAAGTTTTTGGAGCATGAAGCAAGATTATTTTTGTGCTCAATATTGACATATAATGAGGAGTCAATAAAATTTTTACATGGAATCTTAAGTAATTGTGATGACTACAATGTAGAAAAAACTAATAGTCATATCAATGATTGGATAAAAAGAAGACAGCTAGGCATTGGGGGGAGACCCTACACTTGCGAAAGAGCTAATTCAGTAGGCGTCGGCTGCGGAGACTGTTCTCTTGAAAGAAAAAATAAATGGATTAAAATTGGAGATAAGTACGTAGAGACTAGCGATCAGTCATCTCCTTCTCCAGTTAGGTTCGCATACAAAACATTAAGAAAGGAGGTTCCAAACAATGAGTAACATAGAAAATCCAGATGATGTTGTGGGCGTTTGTTCCGAATGTAAGTCGGATCAACCAGATGCATACATGTACAGAAGCCCATTTGCCCAAGAGGGAAAGCCAGTACCATGCAAGTATTGTGGCGGGGTTGTAATAATAACATACAGAGAAACTAGGGATGATGCCCTAAGAGACTCTGATAGAGGTAGAGGAATCTGATGAAAAACTGGACCAATCTCCATAACCACACTGTGTTCTCAATGTTAGACGGACACGGTAGGGTGGAGGAATATTTGGATAGGGCTAAATCCTTAGGAATGAAGGGTTTAGCAACTACTGATCATGGCAACATTCATTCTTGGCTGGACTTTTATGACGCAGCTGAGTCAGTTGGAATTAAGTCGATTTTAGGATCGGAATTTTATCAAGCTAGAAAATCTAGGTTTGACAGAGATGAAGAAGAAAGATCTGGCCCAGCCAAGAATGAGTGGGAACAAAGAGGTCCGTATCATATAACTATTTTGGCAAAAAATAATACCGGATATAAAAATATTATCAAAATGTCTTCTAGGTCTTTTCTAGAGGGCTATTATGTGAAGCCTAGAGTTGATCACAGTCTAATAAGCGAGCACAGTGATGGGATTATAGTTTTATCCGGATGTCTTAATGGTGAAGTTTCTCAAGCTCTGCTTAGAGGCGATTATGATTTTGCTCTTATGTCAGCACAGAAAATGCAAGACATAGTCGGCAAGGAAAACTATTTTATAGAGATTCAGGATCATGGTCTCTCTGAGCAAAAGAAAATAACTAATCAATTAATAGAAATAGCCAACACAATCGGCGCTAAGATAGTTCCTACTGGTGACTGTCACTACGTGCATCAGCACGATGCTAGAGCTCACGATGTAATGTTGTGCGTAGCAACTAACTCTACAGTAGATACTCCAAATAGATTTTCCTTTAGCGGAGATGAGTTTTATCTTCAGTCCTATGAAGATATGAGTAGTAAGTTTGGCGATGACTGGCTAGAGAATACCATGCATGTCTGCGACATGATAGATGTGAATTTGTCTTTTGACAATATACATTTCCCAAACTTTCCAATACCAACAAACGAACTGCCACTAGATTATTTTGAGCGTTTGGCGTGGGAAGGATTGAGAAATAGATATGGTTCTGACCTTCCAAAGGAAGTGGTTGATCGGGCCAATTATGAAATGCGAGTTGTTAAGGAAATGGGTTTCCCGGAGTATTTCCTTGTTGTGTCAGATCTAGTTAAATGGGCGAAAGATAACGACATTAGGGTCGGATGGGGGAGAGGCTCTGCTGCGGGAAGTGTCCTTTCTTACGCATTTGAAATAACAAATCTTGACCCAATAAAGTTTGGGTTAATGTTTGAAAGATTCCTAGTTGAAGGAAGAAAGTCAATGCCCGACATTGACCTAGACTTTGACGATAGATATAGAGATGAAGTCATAAATTACGCGAGACAAAAATATGGATACGACCACGTTGCTCATATATGTACATTTAATAAAACTGGCGCACGTCAATCAATAAGGGATGCGGCAAGAGCGCTTGGCTACGACTTCGCCGCTGGAGATAATGTGGCTAAATTAGTTCCTCCTCCTATTTTAGGAGTTTCCAAAACTCTGACAGAATGTATGGAGGTTAATGATTTCGTCACTCTCTATAATCAAGATGAAGACGCAAAAAAGATAGTCGATGCAGCCTTCGGCTTAGAAGGCCTGGTTAGGCAAACCGGAATGCACGCAGCTGGTATTGTAATTTCCAAGGAAGCTCTAACAGAGTATCTGCCAGTAATGCAGAAGGGTATTGATAACCCAATTGTTACCCAGTGGGATATGGGTCGCGTTGAACAGTGTGGCCTGTTAAAAATTGATTTCTTGGGATTAAGAAATCTTGGAATCATTGACTCATGCGTTAGATTGGTAAAGAAACACAGAGGAATAGATATAGATATAGATCAGATTCCTTTAGACGATAAGAGAACTTACGATGAGCTATGTAAGGGCAACTGTGCAGGAGTTTTTCAGTTAGAGTCTTCCGGAATGCGTCAGCTAATGACTCAGCTCCAGCCTAAAAACATAGAAGACATAATGGCTCTTATATCTCTTTATCGACCTGGCCCAATGGGTTCTGGAATGGATAAAGAGTACATAGATAGAAAGCATGGTCGTAGCAAGGTCAAGTATGAGCATCCTAAGCTGGAAGCGGTATTGGGGCCAAGCTTAGGCATTATGTTGTACCAGGAAGATGTTCTAGGTGTGGCCAGAGAGTTGGCTGGTTTTAGCTCAGCTGAAGCAGATGATTTACGAAAAGTTATTGGCAAGAAGCTGATGGACAAAATTGCTAAAATGAGACAGCAATTTGTAAAAGGTTGCGTTAAGCACTCTGAGATAGATGAATCTTTGGCCAATAAAATATACTCAGATATTGAGTACTTCGGAGGTTATGGTTTCAACAGAGCTCATGCAGCTAGCTATGCAATGATTAGCTACACCACCGCTTATCTTAAGACTAATTATACAGTAGAGTATATGGCAGCTTTAATGTCTTCTGTTGTTGGCAATAAAGATAAGCAGTCTTTGTATCTTGCAGACTGTCGCAAGCTAGGCATAAGCGTTCTGCCTCCATCGATTAATTATTCAGGAGTAGATTTTGAAGTCTTAAACTCTGATTCAATAATATTTGGCCTCTCTGCAATCAATGGTATAGGTAGTTCAATAGCAGAAAATATAGTTTATTCTCGGGATAATCGTAACCCGTATATGAATATTTATGACTTCTTTAGAAGATGTGGATCCAGTACTTTAAAGAAAAGTACCCTGGAACATCTTGCTAAAGCCGGTGCTTTAGATGAACTTTTTGACATATCAGAAGATTCTGAAGTCAATAGAATAGAAGAAATAAAGCTATTAGAGATAGAAAAAGAGGAATTGGGAATATATGTTACGGATCATCCGGTTCATGGCATATGGGATATTCTTTCTAAAAAAATAGACTGTGAGATTTTTGACCTAGCCGAATTACCAAATGGTAGCCAGGTTAAGGTTGGTGGAATTGTAAATGATGTAAAGCAGATAATAACAAAAAAGGGCATGAAAATGTATAAGCTGTCCTTAGAGGATATTTCTTCTGATGTTGAAATTATAATTTTCCCCAAACCTGCAAAAAGTCTTGGTGACAATCCTTTTTCAAAAGGTGACATATTAATAGTGTCTGGATCCTTAAATAAAGAAAGTGATGAAGAAAATTCTGTAGTAAAGATATATTACAATTCTTCGGAAAAAATAAATTCAAAAATATTTTCAGGTGGCAAGGCGATAATCCTTGAGGTCGATCATGATATTTCGCCATCGCTAATTGAAAAGATACATGGTATAATTGAATCCACAAAAGGTGATAAGCCGGTATTTCTTCAAGTAAAAACCGGTAACCATAAATATATTTTTAAATTTAAAAATAACACATCATCAAAAGTTCAATCTGTAATAGAAAACATAATTAGAATGGAGAAAGAAAATGTCTAGCGTTGGACCGACAATTAACCCTTCGCACAAGTGGTGCTGGACCTTCTGCACGTCATGCAATAGGTGCCAGGACAAAGGTAGATACACAGCCTGTAACCAGTGTAGTGGCCGATACGATCCAGATCTAAATATATCAGTTGACAATGATGATTATTGCGATTGTAAAAATGGAACACTTAGATGGAAAACTAAACAGGGAAAGTTGATTGTTACTAGGTTTAATTCTAATCCTTTTAAGGGAAAGGTTTCCTATCAAAAGAAGACCGAAGACGAAAGAGATTGGGACGCATATGTAAAGGATATGCGAGAAAAGTTAAACGATCCAAACTGGAATCCCATAACAATATACGAGGAGTAATCATGGACATGCCAGCAACAGTTGAAAAAGGTAACATTAAGTTAACTGAATACACAAATGAATCTCAGGGCTACGAAGATAGATTCTTTATTCAGTGTACTTGTGTAGGTTTTTATATGACAAAAGAGGAATTAAAAGACTTATACACAGTTGTTAGTTACTATCTAAATGCAGACGACTATTCAGATATAAATATATACATAGGTGGTGAACATGTGGCCTCGTGAAGAAAGTGATGAAATGGAAATCGGAGAATCTGGTTGGGTTCCTATAAAAAATGGCGGATATAAGAATATCCGCAATGGACACGTAATCGATGAAGATGGAAAAGAATATGATAGTGACGGAAATTTAATCTTCAACCCAGATGATAAATAGGAGTTTTTTTGAGTTCAATTACCATTAAAAGTTATGAAGAATTAAGCGATCTAGAGTTATTGTCATTAGTTGACTTTTCATATTCAAGAATTGACACATACCAACAGTGTCCAGCAAAGTATTTTTATTCTTATATTTCAAAGGAGCCAAGGCTGTTTAATCCGCCAGCAGCTCTGGGAAACATTGTTCACTCTGTATTAGAGAACGTTCTGGAAAATAATAAAGAACTTCGTTTAGATGATCTTGAAGAAGAGTATAATAAAAACATTCCCATATGGGACCCAAATAAAGATATACCAAATGATTTAATATCTGTTGGGTCCAATATTCTTAGGGAATTTTATGACGAGCATTTCGATAAAGATTTTAATATATACGACAAAGAGTTATCTTTTAGTTTTATAATTGGGTCATATAATATAATTGGATATATAGACAGAGTTGATATAGTTGGGGAAAGAGTTAGTATAACTGATTATAAAACTGGAAAATGGGAAGTTGCCCTAAAAGATGTCCCCACCAATATGCAGTTAGGAATATACGCATTAGCCATGCATAACATATTTCCAGAAAAAGAGATATATGCGGAATTGCATTATTTACGATCTGGAAAAAAGAAGGGTCATCTTTTTAGTCTGGAAGATATTGAGCAGGTAAAAGTAAGATTGATAACATCGATAAATAAAATTATAAATGATACTAGTTTTACGCCAACTGCAAATGTAAGAATATGTTCATACTGCGATCACGCTAAGACTGGAGCTTGTCCTACGGGAGTATTTAGGAACAGAAATAGATAACAATAAAAAAAGACCGGATTTTCATCCGGCCCTTTTTTATTTTTTTAAAAAGAATTATCAGAAATCAGAAACTGGGTTCTCTTCTGCAGAGAGCCAAAGGTCGAAATCCTCAAATTCTGTGACCAGCTTGGTGGCTGACTGATGATCAGTTCCAAGCACGTTTGTTAGGTTGTCAATGATTTCTTCATTGATTGTCTGGTTTATGCTGTTGATGATTGTATTTAATGTGTTCATGGTGAGTATTATACTCTCTTTCTTTTGGATTTACAACCTGTTTTTGATTTTTTTATCAAGATAGTGTATAATTTTTATGTTCGCTACCTCGAATGCATAAAGGATACACAATGACAGATCAGTATGTCAACCCAGAGGACTTTTTTTTGGAGAAATCTTCCTTCAAAAAACATCCAAACCTGAACAACATTAGAAATAAATCTATTGACACAGAGATCATAAGCAATGATTCGATCATATCCAGGAAAAAGGGAAATGCGTACCAGTATACTAAAACTGGATATCGAAAAGATATTGACATGAATGTCAGATCTAGTTGGGAAGCTAACTTTATTAGGGTTTTAAATATTTATAAAATTGATTTTGATTTTGAACCAACAGTTTTTTCTTTTCCCATTAAACGAGGAACAAAGGGGTATACTCCTGATTTTCTCTTAAAAAGAAATAATGAATGGATAGAAGTTAAGGGTTATCTAGACGATAAAAGTAAAATAAAACTAAAAAGATTTAAAAGGTATTATCCAGAGGAGTTCCAAAACCTTACATGTGTAATAAGTAGGTACTCCTCTGATGCAAAAAATTTTATGAAAGAAATTGATGTACCAAATATTATTTTCTATGAAGATATTAGAGACTATTATAGTCAATATTTGGTTCACTGGGAAGGTAAAAAATGACAAGCTACAAAGAACAGTATTACTCCTTAGAAGAAGAGGAGATGCAGAAGCTAATTGCAGAAAGCAAAAAAAATATACAGAAATCTCAGGAAGAGTTATTGAAAGTTTTTAGTAATTTTTTAACAAAATATGTATCTCTACTGTATCATTGTAAATTTAACTTAAATGATTACGACATAAGAAGGTTTATTTCGCTTTTTATTAAAGAACCATCGGCGCGCTTTGCGCTAATGCGAAACAAATTAAATAGTAATAACTTAAAAGTTGTCAATGAAACAATGAGGGGCATTCATTATATGACCAAAAGGTATGGCGACGAGGAGGATATTAGGCAGACTGTTTACATGACATTTTTCCAGTGCGTTAGCAGGTATGAAAGAAAGGATTCCGCAAAGGGTCCAATTCCTTTTAGTGGTTTTTTGTACAGTTACTTCTTTTACCTTCTTAAAAAGAACGTAGATGTATTTTTAATAGATCAGCTTGGCAGAAAAACTTTCCCCCTATTGGATGATGAGGCAACAAGTGATGAGAGTGACGATGATTATGTTGTTGGTTTTAAGGCAGACCCTGTAGAATATAGTATGGAAAAGCTGATGGCCTCTGATAGAATAGATGAATTCTGGGTTTTGGGAGACAATGTTGATGGACCGTTTGATCAATTGTCAATACAAGAAAGGCAACTATTAAAGTGGAGATATATTGATGGAAAAAGGTCAAGTCAAATATCTCAAATAGTTAACGAGCATCCAAATACTATAAGAGAGCATCTGTCAAAAATTAGAGAAAAAATTAGACTAGCGCTGCTGGATGACGAAAGTGCGTATCCAGAACTTTATTATCTAGTAAAAATGGAGAATAAATGAACAACTTAAGCTTTGAAAAACTCCAGGAAATGTTACAAGACTTTCTTGGCCCACAGTTAAAAGAAGTTATAGATGCGTACAATGATAGTGATCGTTCTTATAAATATTTTATTGAAATACCAGAAACAGATGTTGTAGATCTGGGAATAGAAAGAATTGCCTCCTTAGTAGCAAGAACCTCTAATGTCTACGGAAGAGCTGCACGCTTTGCTGGAATGGCTAGGGCTCAGTATAAGATATTGGAAGGTAAATACAAAAAAGTATATAAGTCTAATAGAGTTGGGAAAAACGAGGCGGAGAGAGAAGCAACCGCAATGGACGCCGCTGAAGAAGAGTATTTCGCACTTGTCACTTGCGAGGCGATAGTTAGCTTAGCAGAAGCAATGGAATCCTCCGCTAGAATAGCTTCCGAGTCTGCAAGAAAATTGATGGACAAAATACAATCTATGCAAGTTGCTTCCTTTAGGGAAGAAAAGGGCTCTTATATGGAGTCAGATTTTTACAATACATACTAAAGGAACATATATGTTTATAGGATATTACAAAAGCGTTAACTCTTCAAAAGAATTTTATTCTAAAAAAAGATCTAATTTAAATTTTCCTATTCAAATAGAGTATAATAGTGATAGATATTTATTGAATAAAACAATACAGGTTTTTTCTGATTCGCAGGAAAAAAATTTAATAGACACTGCAAGAAGATATGGTATAGAATATAATATTGAGATACAGTCAGGTATGGACGATTAATTATGAATATAGAAGTTTTCTGTGATGGAGCTTCACGCGGTCAAGGTCAAAAGAAATTTGGAGAAGCGTCTTGTTCTGCGGTGGTCTATAGGAATAGAAAAAAAATAGCACAGTTTGCTAGAGGATTGGGTCCAAGAACGAACAACGAGGCAGAATATGAAGCTGTTATAGCGGGCCTTCTAATATGCTCTATGGCTGATCTCGCTGATCCAATTATATATACAGATTCTGCAGTTGTAGCAAATCAGGTTAACGGCAGATGGAAATGCAAAAACCCAACGCTGATACCTCTTCTAATGACCATTGAAGAAATTAAAGATGAATTTAATTTTAGAGTTGTTCAGGTAAAAAGATCTTTTGTTTGGGAACCTGATGCACTAGCTAATACTTTTCTGGATGAATTAGAAATTAGAAAAGAAACTATATCAAAGAATTAAAGGATATAATGTAAGCATGGTTATTGAAAAAAGATATAACAAAGAGCATCCTATTATTTTGGGGCTCGCTGGAAAAGCTGCAACAGGCAAGACATCAGTTGCAGAAAGCATAGTCCCAAAGGGAACTATCGCCATAGCATCCGATAGGATGGTGTGGGATCATGTATTTTTCGCTCTGCCACTCTACGAACTGGCTAACATAAAAAAAAATATAGAAGGAATTAACAAAAACAATAGACAATTGTTTTCAATTCATCAAACTGTTTTTGATATATACGGCGGCAATGCTATGGGCAACATTCCTTCTTATGAAGACTTCACTTCTTTAGTTAATGAAATACATTCACTGCCTATAGAGCCGGAAGGTGTTAAGCCAAGAACATTTCTTCAGACAGCTGGAGACATGTGTAGGCGTTACGATGAAAATTGTTTCTCTAAATGGGCTATAGATAAAGCTAAAAAACTCTTTAGAACATATACCAATACGGACCTATATGAAGAAAACGAAAGTCCAATGTGCGTAATCATTTCGGATGTTCGTTTTCTTAATGAGGCAGAGATTATTTTAAACCAACCAAATGGTATCCTGATATGCTACGAAGCCTCTGAGCAGACTAGGAACGAAAGACTGCTCAAAAGAGATGGTAGACTTATGACAGAAGAGCAAAGTTCCCACAAATCAGAAAAGCAGATTGACTTGATTAAAGAAATAGCAGATGCTATAATACATACTGACACACTGTCCATAGAAGACCAGGCTAATAAAACAATGGAATTCATAACCTCTAGAGTAGGGCAGTATGCCTAAGGTAACAAAAACAGCAATGGAGCAATCTATTGATTCTCCTTTAGACCAGGTGGTAAATCTTTTGAGTAATGAAATTTCATTAACAAGTTCTCCCATAGTAATATGTGGGGTAAACAGAAAAATAAACATAGGAAACTTTGAAAATATCGACGTATATGCTGGAGTAACTATTCCTTTACATGGTCTATCATATGATGACAAGGAGCAGCTGACTTCTGCAATCGAAGACGCAGTTTCCTATGGCTTTTCTCTAGCTTCAAAAGAAACTGGAGAAAGATATCAACTAATAAAAGATTCACAACAAGGTAAGTAAAAGAGGTAA